TAGTATCAAAAGATAATATGTCAGTTAATTTAGCAGATCCTTCAAGTTGAAATGTCATAATTAATCTCTAAAATGTGTGTGGTTTCTCATCATTGCCATACGAAACCAATCTAGTTCGAGGATGTCCTCATCATCTAATTGATTTTTATCATATAGTCTTTGATATAATTTATTAAATCTAACGATTGGTTCTCTCATAGATGCATCTTGAATAGCACTCTCCATCCAGAATGTTACACATCTACGTTCTCCTTTAGTTATAGGATTAACACCATGTATTTGATTGGTATCATACATGAGTAAATCACCTGGTTTTAATTCATGTAGAGTCTTATTACCATTCATATCTTTAGTATAATGTTCACCTCCTTCAAAATCATCATTTAGATTCATAACACAAGTATAATCTGTACGTATTCCATACATGTGTATGAAATCAACATGATCATTGTAGTGCATACCCTCATTATACTTAAGCATAAGAACTTCTGATGCTTTAGATATTAAATAGAACCCACTAAACTCTCTTAACATACGATGAACTTCTACATTCACCATCTGTCTAACAGTCTTATCTGTCTGTTGTAGATTGTGTTTGATCTGTTTATCACTTGGTCCACTAATAGAACCATCTTCCCATATACCTTGATCAAATACACTATTTAATTGTAATAATTTATTCTTATCAAAGAAATTATTAAATGTTTCAATCATGTAATTCCCATCGTAGTATTTGGCCTATGACCCATAGCATCTATAACTCTCATATAATTCTGGGATGCAGTTGCAAACTCTCGTTCCATATTAGGCCATACAGCACACATGTTTACTATTATATCATATGATATTAAATATTCGGTATCACGAGACCATTTCTTCCATGGTGTGAATGTTAACTTACCATCGTGTTCATCAACAACGAATGGATATACTAATTTGTAACATACTTCTTGCTCAAGTCCATCGACAACTTCGATGTGCTTGGATACATTACAAATCAATTCGTCACCATTTAAGAGAGTGACGAGCATAATATTATCTAACATAGTTTATGTGTTATTTGCTTCGATTGACGCTAGTATTGCTGCGATCTCGTCTTCCACAGTTTCATACTGTGACTGAACATCCGCAGGTTTGAATACATCTTCAGGATTCTTGATTCTATACTTGTTAGCAATCTCAGTAGTTATCCTTCTTGACCATGTATTCAATGATTTGTCTGGGAATACACCAAACTGATCATCTGTTGCTAAGTAATCCTTTGCTTCATTAGGTTTCTTTACTTCCATCACATTATTATCAGCTTCAGATGGTGCTGTTACTTCTAATTGTTTCCACTTAGCATAATATATTGGATTGTATGGAAACTTAACAACATCTGCTTCTTGACCAGTATAATCTTGAGGTATTGCTCTTAGTTTAGAACGATATGTAACCCACTGTGCTTTTGTAGCAGCATCAAGAGCATTATCACTATTTTGTGTCCAATCAGAATCATCTAATAGGAAGTTACGAACCATTCTAATTCCATCCCATGATATCTTATTCCACTTACCATACTGTTGATACAATTCATCTTGTATCTCTTCCTGTTCTACATCTTGATACTCAAAATACTTTGCCCTTACACCGTCAGCAATTTCTTTTGCTTGTGCATCGGTTGGTTCTTTCCAATCATATGTTACCCACTTCTTCTCGTTACTAACACGATTGTAAGTGAACTTCTTCTTTTCGCAACCATATGATCCATTATCAAAGTAATTGAAGTATATCAATCTATCATTGTCTGATGTCCAGAATGGAAATAATTGGTTTTGGATATTTGCATTCCAAAATGCTTCACTTATCACCTGTTGCTTTCCATCAACAGTAATAATGCGTGAAAGAGCATTAATTTGTAGTACTACACGAAATTCTGCCATTGTTTTAAGGGAGTTTAAGATACCATCCTGTCAATATGTATTTATCTTTAGTAAAAACAGTATTGCCACGATGTACATGTGTCATACCAGCAGGCCAAATAACTATTGTACCTGCCTCTGGTTTAATTCTACGTTTTTGAAACAAAAATTCAGTTTCTGCTTCACCATCTGGCATATCATTTAAGTATACCATCCATGCTAACTCACGATTTGCTGCTCTAAAACTAGAGTTTTCATAGTGCCATGTATGGTAACCACCACCAGGCTCTGTCTTTTGTATCTTGAGACCAATAGTACCTAACTTTATCTTAGATATATGATCGTATTTTATTCTATAATTTTCAAATGCTGTATTTATATACTGATAGAAATGACTAGCAAGACCTACTTTAACATCATCTAATGTAAATGCACTATCTTGTCTTCCCATCTTACCTTGTGGGAACTGCTCATGTCCTTGTTGTAATTTATTATTAGCACTAGCAAACTTATCAAACTCTGCTATAGCATCAATACATAATTTTTTATTTACAAACTTACGATATACCCCGATGAAATCATCGTATTCACCTGGTGCTTGACTGGGTTCCATAATATATCCATGTTCACTACCCAACTCCATTTAATATGCTCGAATCATATACTTCACTAAATGATACCTCGTAACGAGTGGAATGTCAACCTCTGGTTGCAAACTGGGTGTAACATTTAACTTAACAGCAGATGACAGGGTGAATTTACCATCATTCACAGTGATACCAGCAGAGTTTACTGGGTCACCCTGTGGTGCGATAACTTCTTGTATAGATTCTATACCTAGATCTAATCTACCTGACTGTGTAGTATATGTTGTTACTTCACCTTCTGCATGTATCATTGATACCTTAGCAATACCATAGTTATCTAAGTTTTCATTACCTGATGCTGATCTACTCTGTCTTACTTCCATTATTAAATTAGAAACTCTATATGTAGTAGGAATAGCAACATCTACATTTTCCCATGTAGTAGCACCACCACTGGTTGATATAGTTCCAAACTTAACATAACTACCACCACCATCATTACTACCAAATAGTTCTAATGGTGCAGTAGGTGACTCACCTCCATTACTATCATTACCACGTATAACTTCAAATCGTACCGATTCTGTAACTGTACCAGCAGTATTACTACTACTAGCATTATATGTTATAGTTCTAGCCCAACGTTCTTGAGGAGTTCCTCTGAATCTTAAATATTTTTGTGTATCTGGAGATACGAAACCACCATTACTTCCACTACCAGTACCACTATCAACATAATCACATCCATCACTAGATCTATCAAATAATCCTACAGTCTGACTAGTACCTGTTGTTGGGTTAGAAGAAGTGAGGACACCATATCCAATACGTCCATCACCATCTTGGTTACCATTACCAATATACATTGTACCAGAAGGAACACTAGTACCAGAGAGATTGTCTAACATGAAATCAAAATAACATCCTGATCCACCACCACCTCCACCAGGTCCATACTCTGTAGTATTCTGGTTGGTTGTTATCTTAACGTAACCATCAGTACCATCTATTTCTTGTCCAATATTTACATCACCACCATTATTAGCATCACCTTCACTAATAATACTCTGACCTGACACCAATGAAGACTGTCCTCTAGAAGCACCGAAACCTGGTTTAACAGCGTTGGATCCGTTTCCAGCACCTCCACCACCACCGATACCAGCACCAGATCCGACACCACCGCCTCCGCCTCCTCCGCCACCACCAGTACAGACGGAGTTGTTACCATTACCACCAGAACCAGCGAAGCATCCAGCGACTAATTGAAAAGCATCATTATTAGGATTTGGTTGACCATTCATAGATGATAGTTGTGTGCCATCTCCAGCAGCACCTCCACCACCTCCTCCACCAGCACCGATGAGAGGACCAGAACCAATACCAATAGCAGAGGAGCCACCTCCTCCACCTCCTCCTCCACCGCCAGTACCGCTACCGCCGTTACCACCGTCAGAGAATCCTTTACCACCTGTACCTGGATTTCTACCACTACCAGATGTTCCTTTTTCACCAACCCATATTTGTAAAGATTGTCCTGCACCAGCATTTATACTTGCAAGAACATGTTTACCATCTCCACCATCACCAGCATACCAACCAGCACCACCATCACCAGTACCACCTGATCCACCACCAGCACCTTTTAATTCAGCATTGACTTGGCTAACAGGATAGTTACTTGGAATACTATATGAAATAGAAGTACCACCAGTATTGGTAGTCCATTCCGAAATTGCATTCTGTGATCCAGTGAATAAAGTTCTAGATCCATCACCACCTGCACCATTTACAAAGATAGTAGCACCTCCAATACCTCCAGTTGATCCTGCACCACCAGCAGTACCTGCATTACCTTCAATATAATTGTTGACATTTATTGAAAGACCGCCTGTTAAACTAATAGCATTACCAATATCTGATACAGAAATATTTTGAGTCTGAACTAAACTACCACCAGAATATACTTCAACCTTTGCAGTACCACCAGCACCACCAGTTCCACCTGTCAGTAAATTCCATTTGCTTGTTGTTCCACCTGTACATGTTGTTCTAGAATTAAATATGGTTGCACCAGTATCATTTCTTACTGCATTAAATGCAATACCACATGGGTTACTATCCCAATCATTTTGTGTGGAACTGAGATTCTTAATTCTAAATTTTAACTGATTCCAACCAGGAGTAAATGTAGTTGCACCATTGGATTGCCCAACTGTCCAAGTTTTATCTCCTGTCCAAGGTGTAGATCCAGAGTTTACTGATGATGTTGCGTTACCATGCTGCCAACTTCCATCAGGTCTATACCAATCAAGTTCACACTGACCATCACATGCAAATTCAATTGTTACACCAGAAGTAGGAAAACCTGCTGGTACTTCAAAAGCAACACCACCTTCTACCCATTGTTCTAAGTAAGGGTCTGTAGAAGTACCTGATGGAGCAGTAATATAAATTGCATTGTTCAACATAAATGTTGACCACACACTAGCAGCACCAGCAGATATTTGTCCTGATCCTATCGCAACCCAATCTCTTGTTTGTAATAATTCATCAAAATCATTTCCTCCTTTACCACCACCAGCAATTACTTTATATTGATAACCATTAAGTGTTACTTGATAATAACTATCCAAACCATCAACACCAGAAATATTAGTAGATGCTCCTAATCCACCTGATCCAGTCATTCTACCAACAATATATTCTACTGGTTCTTGACTAGAAGTAGATGCAGGAATAGTATAACTACCACCAACATTTTGCTCACTAAACCATTCAGTATCTCCAAACTCAGTACCTGGAATAGTTATTGTTTTACCACCAATAACATAGTTATTATCAATATCATAAACTGTAGGTGCTGGTGTAGTAATTGTAGTTGTTGGTTCTGAAGGGAAGTTACCAGCAGCATTATATGCTACTTCAACAATTATAGTTGCTGCATCGCCATTAGTTGTAATATCAACAGTATTATTTCTTAAAGCATTCCATTTAGATGTGGCTATCTTAACAGTATTATCATCAACCTTAACCACATACCAATTAGTATTTGGAGAGAATGTTGCGTTAATAGTTGCACCTGCTGGTGGATTACCTGGTGCATATGTAAAGACAGCAGGGTTTGTAGCAGGGTTAGATTGTACTCTTAATTTATGTCCTGTTACCATACCATGACCAGTGATAGTAATAGTATCATCTGTTGTATTAAATGCTGACTCGGTAAATGTTTTTGTAATCTTAGTACCAACACCTGCGACATTACCATAAGTTGAAGCAAGTGGATCAGTAATAATATAATCTACAATACCATGAGTATGGAATAATGGTACACCTCCAGCAGGTTGGAAGAAGTTTACACCACCAGTACCATTTTTATATCCAGTAGAGTGGTTATCCACAAAGTA